TGAGACAGCTAAACAGCGTGATCGTCTGATCGTAGTTAGGATTTAACCCCGCCATAGATCCACACCTCCGTGTAGGAGATCGGATCCGGCCAGATGCGACTTAACGATCGACCGGATTTTCTTCGGACGATTTTCCTCGGCAAACATCGATTTATCGATGCTGCCGGAATCTCCGTCGTTTGAATACGATGTCAGCACGCCTCCGTGGGCGGAGCTATACGCTTGCTCGCACTGGAACATGTATTCCGCTATCTCGCAAATGCAGTCCTTGATATTATCTGTCACCGCGGCAGTAGAGAGCCGGCCGAACGTCTGCCGGCCGAGCTCCTTTTCTGCTTTCTTCGAGAAGAAGGGAAATTCGGTTGCACCTATGACAGCCGTAGAACCTGCCCTGTATGTGCCTGTGTAATAGGTGAAATCGACGATTGCTGCCATAAGTGATTACCTTCCTTCCTTATCCCCTGGTGATTACACGGGCGATCGGAATCGCCTTGTGAGGGAATACGTTCGTTGCTGAAGCATCATCTGCGGCGAGCGTCCAATTTGCGGCCGTTTCAAGCTGTGCGTTGGTGGGAGAAAGGATGGTTGTTCCCTTCCAGCTGATACCGGCAGGCGCGAAGATCTTTCTCTGTCGGTTGTATAGAGTGTCCTGACCGCCGTTGGTCTTCGGGTCGCGGTCTGTTTCGTACGGTACCTTAGCGCCGCAGTCCGTGAACTCAATTGCGCCGTCGCCCATAAGGAACGATGTGTAATTCGTGTGAGCCGCGTCGAGGACGACGAAATCACCAACGCTAGCCGTGTACCCGGTTGCTCTTGGAGTAACAGAAGCAAGCTTGATCTGTGCGCCTGTGATCGTACCCGCATCTGCTATGACTTCGAGAGCGCCTGTTGCTCCAGATACGGACTTGACGTATGTTGCCACAACGTCTGTGTAGGGCATGGAGTCGTCGACGAGCACAAGGCGACCGTTCAGAGTGGCAAGGGCAAGAGAGCGCTCAATTCCCTGCGCATCTGTGTACTTCATGTACTCCAAAAGCTTCAAGTTTTCGAGATTCGTTGCCGGTACGGAGTGCAGACAGATAAGCGAGAACTTGGCTTTGTTGTCGCCGAGCGCTTTCTGTGCGGCATTGTTCAGGGTAGTACCTCCAAACAGTCCGGTTGCGTCCATATTTGCAGACACGTCATAGGTGTGCTGATTTACAAACACAAGGTTTTTTGTTCCGGTCATGCCGAAAATTCCCTTGAGCGTGGAAATCAATGTATCTTGGTCAATCCCGTCCCAGTATTCGCCAACCTGTGCGGCGATCTCGGCCATGAAGTCCTGACCCGTGAGGTCAGAAGCGAAATCTTTCTCGATCCAGCCTTTTGCACGACCTATTACAACGCGACCCTGCGCATACGTGACAAGGCTTGTTGCCGTGATGTCCGTGGATCCGTCATAGTTCAGGGCATCTCCAGAGATACGACCGACGATCGGAACGGTTGCAAAGTTGCCGCCGAGCTGATCGGGGAAGATGGGCTTCAAATCATTGCGCTGCTTGACAGCCTTTGACTTGAGCAGTTCCGTGAGTCTGAGATTTGGAGTAGCTTCGACCTTAGCCGCGAAGACTTCCGCATTAAATACTTTTCCGTCAAAAATTCCGGGCATATGCATACCTCAACTTTCTTAAATGAGTGTCTTTACATCCACCTCGGGATGCAAATTCTTGTAGGCCATCGCCTCAGCAATGGTCATCTTCTTGTTCTTCGGTGCTGGGTTCCCGGTAGGAAGTACAGGGTTATGGAAAGGTTCTTCACTCGGGAATAGGTAGGGCTTGGAGGTTTTCTTTTCGACAAAAGCGGCCTCAATGTCTGCGTCCAGATTCTTTGAAGCCTTGAGAGCCTCAATATCAAGCAGACTCACTACGTCTTTGATGTCATGTGGCTTGTGCCTTAGAGCAACGGCCTCAATCTTCTTCTGAAATTCGATGTCCGCAAGGATCTTCGCTGATTTAGACTCAGCTGCAGCAAGGTCAATCTGATACTGTGTCACTTTGCCCTTGATTTCGTCGTAGTCCTTGAATCCATCGATAGTCGTGTTAGCTGTAATCAACTGCGTCTTAACCGCCTCATAATCGGTCTTGAGCGTGTCATACTTAGCCTTTTCAGCCGCGATGTCCTTGCCATTTTCAGCAAATACCGCCTTGATCTGATCCTCTGTGAGTCCGAGTTCCTTGAGTTGTTCCGTTTTCATCTTTTATTCCTCCTGAATTTCACTTAGTTGTTTTGAGCGTTTTACTGTCCGCTGTGAATTTGCCGATAAAGCTCGGCGTGCTGATGTTGCTCGATTGCAGGTTTAGCCTGTTTTCGGGCACGAAAAAAGCACCCATTGCTGAGTGCTTTATCCTTGTGATTATATGGACTGTAATTAGCAAAAACCTATCTGAAAACTATCTCGAACGGCATCCGATAATTCAGCGGGTCGGATCTTGTGCTCTCGACAATAATCCATCATCGCCTTGTAGTTGTAGAGGGGCAAAGGCTTCGTCGGATAATCGGTCATCACTCCGAAATCTTCTAACTGCCCGTACTTGTTTTTTTCAATAATACTTCCCATACAGTTTGCTTGCCGCCTCCTCGCTTATCATCATAAGTCTATCCCGCGGATTACTCAACTCGGCTCCGAGTTCATGCGCATAGTAGTCAATCAGATTTGTTTTTGCCTGAAAGAACACAACTCCCTGATATCCTGCTGCGTAGCTCTGTTTTACTGCTTCTGCAAACAAATGACCACCTACTCCAGTATACTCTTTTGCCCCCGAATATGCAATATTATGACGACTATTAAACGGTGCAGATTCAACTATTCCAACCTTTACAGCTCCTTTTTGCATCTGCGTTGACACAAGCCCCTGAATTCGACTATCCCCTTCGGCATACAACGCAAAAACATCATATCCGTCTTTTTCTGGCTTTGTCCAATCGAATTCCCACCCTTTCGTGTCTGACCGCGTGAGGCTGATTGGCTTCACCGTCGTTTTCACGATCTTGCCGTCACTCACACGTCGGAGACAAGGCGTTAATTCGTCGATCTCGATACTATTCCCCTCCTTGACAGCCTTCTTTCCGATCCCTCCAAGGCTATCAATCGTAACCCGTTCCCTCTGTTGAGGAAGTCCCATGGCTGCAGATAATCCCGTGTATTCAGCAGATGTTCCTTGATATCTGCTCATTGCGTTCTGGATATCAATCTCGTCAGCACCGCCCTGCTTCAATAAGCCGATCTCTTGCCTCTGCGCCCGCATATTCGTTTCAAGTTGTCTCTGACGCTGCAAGGCCTGTGACGTGGTGTATTCCTTGCCGTTGTACTTCTTCGGTGTGTTCTCAGCGTCGTTCATCTGCTTGAGCTGCTCGTCGGTATACGTCCGAACGGATGCACCGGGAACGAAGGCGAGGTAGTCGTGATAACAATTTGCCCCCTTGATCCCCTCAACGGTTCCGAGCCCGCACTCCTCAATCAACTGCTTCTTCGTAAACACTTTACCGGCAAACCATTGATGTGACTCACGAGCTCCGGCGTGCCACGTAACTTCAAATGAATCCGTCCCTAAGTCCTCGGCTGTCTTTTCATTGATGTGACTCATGGTCTGGTTGAAGCCTGTCATCGTTGCCCGTCTTGCCGCTACTGTGACCCTGTTGTGGTATCCGGACTCGTAATCTATCCACCTAAGCCCGGAGTTCGTCATATCTTTGACTGTGCGCCGCAGGGATTCGGAATAAGAAAATGCGCCGCTTGATATGTCGCCAATCGCCTTGTCGAGCGTCTTTTGATAAAACGTCGTAATGTCCAGAGCCTTGAGCTTTCCGTTTTCCTGCGTGACAAACCCAAGAGAATTGCTGATGTTCAGGAATTCATCCTTGGTCTGCTTCTTGACGGCTTCCATGAGCTGCTGCAGTTCGACATTGTCAGCAAATGACACGGCTGTCTTTCCGACTGCTTGATATAGTTCCGCGTCCCTGATGTATTCCGCCTTGACTGCCTCCGCATAGATGTCATCGATTGCCTTGTCAGACAGCTTGAGCGTGTCCTGTATCGCTTTCTTAATCTCCTGGCTTGACTGCCCTAACTGCGTGAGCCTTGTTATCTGCCAGTCCGCAGATCGAGTGATAGAGGCGTTGATCTGGATCCGGCGCACGATGTCAGACATGATGCGGTTCTCAAGATCGCCAAATGCAGATACCGGACCAGTGGGGATTCCTTCGATGTCAGATGCTTGCATGTCAACCTCTCCTTACACAATGCCCGTCCTGATAAGCCCCGCATTCATCGGTGATACAGTCATGAAAATATCGAACTCTCGTATACGCCGAATCATGCCCGCTAAGGTGAAGCCTGTCCGGTGTTCCGTCGGCATTCTCGATATCAAACGCCCTTACCTTGGGCTCTTTGTTGTGAAGAGACTCTGTTGTGTTCCAAATATACGGGCACTTCATTCTGCTACCTCTCCAAACGGCACGGTTTTCTTAGCCCCGAACGTATCAGGCATAACATCTGCACTTTGCGGAACATTTGCCTTTGCGGTCGTTTCATCTTCGCCCATCCACTTGACCCTGAACTCCCATAAATTAAGGATTCCGGCAGCCACTAACTGCAAATCACTTGCCTTGTCAGCTTCGTCATCCGTCAGAATAGAATCGTGGAACTCACAGATAAATTTATAGCCTGTGGTCGAAAGCTGATTATAAAACGCTAAAGCCTCAACCAGATCAGTCAGGCAGTCCTTGAGATTGTCCTGAATTGCTATGACCCGGTTGTACTTCTTTTTCTTGCTCGACTTTACTTCAGTCGCTGTCTTGTCGACGTCCTGAACATCGGATAAATCGCCATACGCTAACCCAACATTAGCCTCGACAAGCCTCTTATACGTGTTGAGACCGCTTGTATACCCGTCATCTCGAAGATCGGGAGAAAATGCATGATACTTGTCTCCGGTTCCCGCATTGTCCGTAAGGTCAAGCACCCTTACCAGTCTCTCCTTTGGCGACTGGTAGCCGTCTACTCCAACAGCGGGGATTGCATCGACATCGGCTATGATAGCCCGTTCTCCGGACTCATATTCCCAGTCAAGCCGCCCGAACTGCTGATCTGCTTTTTTGATCAGTTCCACAGCAGATTCAAAAATCGAAACACCATTGAATGAACGGTCTATCGTGTTCTTACAGGGGTTGCGATAGTACCCGAAATCCGGCTTTGTCATCTTCGAATAGATCGTTGTCGGCTTGAGTTTTGCCCAATCCTCGAACGTGTTGAGCGGAACGCCATGACCTATGTCGGAATCATTCGTACCAAGATAGACATCCTGTGTGATCGTTAGACCGGCATTTGTAAGCGAGTGACGTTCAAATCTACGATAGAACTTGGTGTCTCCCATACGTCGAAGCTCTATAAAGAGAACATCGATAAGGCGGCCCGAAGAATCATATTTGATCGGGTAGAAATCGCCTTGCATGACATACTCAACCTGACCGGCAATACCCAGGGGCTTAATGCAAAACGCGCCCAGCGCAAGGCCTTCCTGCAGGTTCTCGTTCAGATCGCGAATGGCGGCCTTGTAGAACAGGTCAAGCTTTGGATTTGATACGGATGACTCCATTTCGTTTAAGGACACATCAGCAAACTCTCTGCAGATGTCCTGCTCAAGCCGCAGAGATCCGCCACATTCAGGCACCCAGTAAGCCCGACCGTTGTACATGTCGCCCCAAAGTTCGATTCTGGTTGATAGTTCGGTAGTCAGGGAGATTTCTTCACCGACTGCTTTTTTAACCTGGTCTTGTGTAAACATCCCTCGCACCCCCCGAATAAATGCTTTAATCTGGCTCAATATCGACATCGCTTTTTTCCACCCCCGCCGGCAAGAACCGTCTTATTTGTTTCCAGAATCCCATGACAAGATATCTCAAACAGTCTAAACAGTGATCGTTTAGCTTGAGCGGCACTTCTTTGCCCCTCTCGATAGACTTCTTTTCGAAACTGTACAGCCCGAATTCTTTACGTAAATTCTCCTGTTCCTGACTTATTGATAGAACGCCATAGTCCAGGCATATCTTTACTCGGTCTATGCCCAGCTGCACAGCGTTCTGCGCGTTCTTGATCCGGATGCCAGGCATTATCTTCTTGATCTCTTCTGCCAGTCCCTGCGCGGATGGATCGATAAACACATAAAGAACCTTGCTGCCCGTTTTCTGCTCGATCTCGAGTACAAAGGAGACGAAGTCGGCAGCATAGTCTGACGGGCTCTTTTGGCGGCCCGTCTCCCTGCCGCTGTGATAGTATTCCCCGACACCTTCAACACATCGCCTCGGTACGCTTAGCCCGAATCCTTGATAGGTTGTGGCGTTCTGTTGTCCGTAATCGATTGAAATGCCTAGATAGTCATACTGCCCAGACGGCTGCTTCATGTGCTTTGACTTGTCGAACATGTAATAGATCAGTTCGTCGACGCCGGTACACAGACCCAGCCAGACCCAGTTGTATAGCTTCTCGTCGGATGCCTTCAGGATCTCGGCCGACTCGATCAGCTTCCTGCCGAGCCACTTCTCAGGTACGTCTCGGTAGTCCGTATGCACATGCAACACATCGGGACGTTTCCGCATCTTCTCGAGCCATGCCATGACCGGAGCGTTCGGATTCTTCGGAGGGTTAAACAGATAGATCATCTGGAAGCTGTCGTCGTTGCCTCTCGCGAAAGTGGCTTCGATATTCAGCAGCTCGTCTTCGCCCTCACCGTTGTCGAAGAACTCCGTCAGCTCGTCGACTATGACGTATTTAATCGGCCTCGTCTCGTCGATCATGCCCTTAGTGTCGTCGATCGAGTCGTTCCCGGTGAAATAAATCGTGTTTCCGGTCCGGTTGTACCTGATCTCCATAGGTGACACCGTGATCTTAAACCGGCTCTTTGGCACGGTCAACCGATTGATGGCTCGCAGCGCTTCCTTGTAGACCGTTTTGCGGATCTTATTGTGAAACTTACGCAGGACAACGATCGAGCACTTCTGTGCTTCCAGAGCCTTACAGACCGCTTTGATTGATACAAAGGACGACTTCGTACCGGCGCGTCCGGATGTCAGAATAATGTGCGTATGCGTATCATCTAGGAAGACTGGCATCAGCTTCGGGATCACCTGATCCTCGATGTACACTCTTCGGCCCATAGTCGATTATCACCCTTTCATCCTCGTCGGTTCCTCCGTCGGTTATTCTTACCGTGTTGGCTTTGATCTGATCGATCCGCGCCCGCTGCTCTTCCGTCGACAACTCAGACCGGCTTAGTTCGTCGTAGAGCTTGATCATGTTGGCCAGCTGGCTCTGCGCCCTTGCCTGCGCCTGCATAAAGGTTGCTTGCTTGTCCCAGGGCATCTGTATCATGTAGCCTGTAGACATATCGCCTTCTGACTGGACTTCCTTCGTGATATCTTTTTGATCCTTGACATACATCAGCTTCTGCGCCCGGAGGATCGCTGCATACGCCAGTACGATCTGTTCGGCCAGTATGTCGATCTGCGGGCGGTTTAGCATCTGTTCGGCGATGTCCCGGGTCTCTCCCGGAAGATATCGGGCAAAGAGTCCGTGAATGACTGCATCCTGATTCTTCGGCTTAAAGGGAGGACGACAACCGGGTTTCACGCGCGCGGGGTTTTGCGCTGAATCTGAATCCGGATTCGCTTTTGAATCTGAATCCCATTGTTCGCGCCGTTTCCAAGTCTTTACTGTAGAATGTGGGGTATCTAGTTGTTTTGCAATAGCAGCAAGCGACATGCCGGACAGAAACATTCGTTTAGCGTCATCGTGCATGCCACCTCACCTTCCTTGCTTTGAATAATTGCCTCTGCCCGGATTTGAACCGGGGTCCCTGCCCAGACTGTTAGGCCGCTCTGCTTTAAGCTACAAAGGCATAGAAAAGCCCCGGCTGCGCTTAAACAATCGGGGCTCTCTGTTTGATCGGAGGGATCATCTGTAAAATCACAT